ACTACCGAAAGGCCCCCAATTAATTTTGGGGGCTTTTCATTTTAATTTTATAGTGCTATAATTTATATACATACCAAAGGAGTATACACATGTCATTTGACACACTTAAGGTCAAAGATCTAAAGACGTTAGCAGCGGACTTCGCAGTTGATGTTGATGGACTAAAAAATAAAGCAGATGTTATTGCAGCACTAACAGAAGAAGGAGTAACTTGGTCAGTTTACCAAGGTACACTTAAAAACATAGAGAACGCAAAAGAAGATGCAGATGAAATTCTTCCTAGACTTGATCCAAATCAAAAGCTTGATGAAGATATGGTTCTTGTAAAGATGGATCGACCAAACTACAGATACGATGCACTTGGATTTACATTCACCATCGAGCACCCATTTGTAGCAATGAAGCCAGATTTGGCTCAAGAAATTTTTGATAAGGAGGAAGGGTTTAGATTGGCTACACCTAGAGAAGTACAGGAGTACTACAACTAAGCCTAACACATGGCAGAGATATACATAAACACAAGCACGGCAGCAACAACAAAACTTTACGTAAAAGGTGAAGCTATAACGCCAACATCATCCGTAGTTGTAAAATTTTATGACATAACTGGCGATCCGCTTGTTTCTCCACAGATTAGTCCCTCATCAATTATTGCTACTGTAACAGCAGAAGCGAGTGAAGTTGACCAAGGATCATTTAGTGTTTATCTGCCAGTGCAGCATTCAACAAGAAATAGAAAGTTTAAGTTAGTTTGGGATTGGCAGTATGACTCAGTTGCTTACTCTAGTACTACGTACCTTGATGTAGTTACTCCATATGTAGATATTCAAGAGGCAGCACAGGAGATAGGTTTTGGCTCAGACTCTAATGATCCAAACCATAAAACTTATCAAGAGCTAAAATTGGCTGAAAGATATGCTAGAAACATAATAGAAGGATATACTGGCCAAAAGTTTTATTTATATGACTCAAACTTTTCTACTATTGGTGATGATTCAGATACATTATCTTTCCCAATTAAAATAAATAGGCTACACACATTATATGCCAATGACCAGTTGTTAATAGATAATATTAATAACATAAACTCATTGGGAATGGTTATAGAGAATACCGCAAGTGGGTTTGGAATAAGAGTTAATCAGTCATCAATATTAAATAATGATGTGTATATTGCAAACGGAATGGTTCCTCCGTCAATAAATGACTCTTCGCCAAACATATTTAGAAGATCTCAATCTTATAAAGTTTACGCTAGATTTGGGTGGGATAACGTTCCAAACGAAGTGCGTGATGCCTCAGTAGAGCTGATGAAGATGTATTTTGCAAAAGACAGAGTCTGGAGAGAAAGATATATTAAGAAAATATCTACAACAGATTGGGATTTTGAGTATTCCTCTGAAGCATTTAGCGGAACGGGATCTTCCTATGCTGACAAGCTTCTAGCAGACTACGTTACAACTCAAATGGTATTACTATAATGTTTGAGGCAGTTAGTGGTCTTATGACCATGAAAATGGATGTATATAGACAACAAGAGCAACAAAATAAAGATACTGGTGCAATTGTTAGAGAGTTTTCCTATATAAAAACATTAGACTGCTATGCCAGAGGAATAGTTACAGAAAGTAGAAACAGAACAAACGATAATCAAAATTTTTCAAATAAATATTCTAATAATCAATATGCAGAAGTTAGAACATCAGAAAGATTAACCCCAAGAGATAAAGTAAAAAATATTAGAGATGCTAGCGGTAAGCCTATATGGTACGAGCTAAATTACCCAAGCGACACACCAACAGTGTTTGATGTAGTAGGAACAACCCCTATATCAGATCCTTTTGGAAATGTTGTCGGATATAACGCATCATTGCAGAGAGCGGAGAACCAGCAAATTGGCATCTGAAATTTTAGCTATTAAAGCAGCAAGCGGTCTAGTTAGCTTAATGTCTAACAAACCCGCAAGCGGTGCTATAAAAGATAGCACAGTAGCTCAGATATCTGCAGCATTATTTTATAAAACAAATGTTATGGCAAAGCTAGCATCAAATCCTCAATTCCAATCAGCATTTAGAAATGTAATATTTGATCAATTGCAAGTTGACTTTGGTGATTATATTGATGCAAAATCAAGAACTTCCCCAAAATCTTTTCATCACGTTTATGAGTGGGACAGGGTGGGTCAAGACGAGGCAAGATTGTTTAAATTAAAACAACTTCCAGCAGATGGCTTATCATTAAAACTCAATTATGAATTGACCGATTCTAAATCTTTCGTACCTTCTGAAAATTCTAAGAATAAGCATGTCTTTGTAAAAAAGGCTGAAATAATGGAGCAAGGAAAGACTGTAGTTATTGCTCCAAGATTTTCAGAAAGACTTGTGTTTGATATAGATGGATATACTATATTCATGCCAAAGGGGCAATCAGTTACTGTTAGAAAGCCAGGCGGAGCGGCAACTAAAAATGCATTCTTTGCACAGTATAGATACTTCTTTACTGGACAGCTAGTCAACATGTCAATAAAAAAATCGGGATTTCAAAGATTATTTAACTCATCATTATCTAGAGCATTAGGTGTTCCAGCACAAATTAGAACAGTTAAATATAGCTTCTCGCCAAATCAGCTGGCAAATGAAGCAGAAGCTGCTACATCGGCAGCATTTGCGAGGTTAGTAAATGGCTAATTATAAATTAGATTCAATGTTTGAAATAAGAAAGTTCTTATGGAACAGACTCACACTTCTTGGTATATTTGATGAAGATGAGTACTATTCAGACAATCTTGGAGAAGCTCTTGTTCCAATAGTGCCAGTTCAGCAACAGCCAGAAATGAATCAATTCTTGAGCGGTAAGAAGCACATAGTCTACGACAAGGTAGGTATGTCCTATGAGAATAACTGGATGATATGTTGCGAGCAAATCCTATTAACCCTATATTCACCAGACATTCTGGATATTGTTGAGATGAGAAACTTCCTAACTGATGAGTTTAGAAGAATGGATGAGTCTGCAAGAGATGTTAATAAGTGGGCGGGATTATCAGATAAATTCAAGTTCTATAGCATTCAGGTAGCAGATATATCATCTACAGCCCCATCAGAAGAAATCCAAGGATTCTATGCAGCAGATGTCATATTAGAGATAAAGTACTCAAGAATATTAGATGGCAAAGGTAGATTTGCCTAGTTTGCCTTTTATAAGCTAGTAGAGTAAAATTAGAACAGAGGAAAGGGCCTAGCCAGCCAAAATATATATATTAATTTCATATGAAATCAGGAGGCAATACAATTATGGCATATCAAAATACAGGAGACGCCCGCAACATTCTTGTTGGAGCATCACCACTATTCTTGTCAGTAGAAGACTCAACAGTATCTGGTTACGATTCAAGCATGGATGCAGGCGAAGCAAACGCTTTTGTTGCATCAAAGAACCGTTTTGTACCAGCATTCTCATCAGGAGAGTCTTACACTACAACACTAAATAAAGTCTTAACAACAACAGGTGCTACTCAGACAGCAACACCTTCAGAATCAACACCAGCAATTGGTGGAGCTTACCGTAACGTTGGTTACACAAATAACGGTCTACAGATCAGCTACCAACCAACATTTGACTCAGTAACTGTTGACCAGTTGCTAGATACAGCTAAGCTGTTTAAGTCTGCAATGATGGTTCAGATCTCAACAGAAATGGCAGAAGGTACTCTAGAGAACGTTCTTGCAGTATTTGGTCAAAAGGGATCAACACTTACATCAGCAGGAACAGGTGCAACAGCAGTTGACACACTAGGTTTGGAAGCAGGTGCACTAGGTGCAGCTCCAACAGAGCGTCAACTAATTGCAATTGGACAGGCTCCAACTTCAGAAGCATCAGCAACTGAGCGTGTATATTATGCACGTCGTGTTTTGTCTGTTGAACAGTCACAGTTCTCTTTGGCTCGTACAGCAGCAACAACATTCCCAGTAACATTCCGTCTTCTACCATCAGGTGACTCAGCTCACGCTGGTTCAGAATACGGTAAGATTATTGACCGCGTTCTAGCAATTTAATTATATTAATAATTAATATCAAAGCCCCCAAGAAATTGGGGGCTTTGCTGTTGTACCCTTATAATGGTTATGCTATAATAATTTAGACGATCCTTAAGGAGGATAAATTGGCAACAACAGTATATGATGTAGAAGAGATTGAACTACAAAGCGGAGCTAAAGTAAAGCTCAAGCCACTATCAATCAAGCAGCTACGAAAGTTTATGGAAGTAATTAAGAAAGTTCAAGATGCAGAAGATGAAACAGCAACACTTGGAATTTTGGTTGAAGCATGCGGAGTAGCACTAGAAACACAGCTTCCAGACCTAGTTGCTGATCTTGACAAGCTAGAAGATGCATTGGATGTTCCAACAATTAATAGAATCCTTGAAGTTTGCGGAGGAATCAAGATGGACGACCCAAACCTAATAGCGGCAGCGGTACTGGCTGGTCAGAACTAGATTTAGCCGCTTTAGAAGGACAAGTTTTTCTTCTGGGTCACTGGAAGAATTACGAAGAATTAGAAGAAAATTTATCAATGCCAGAATTGGTTCAAACCATAACAGCGATAAATGAGAAAGAGCATAACCAAAGAAAATTTGCAGCGTCACTAAAAGGAATACAATTAGATGATGGTGTAGAAGAAAAAGAAAAAGGTTCTACCTTTGAAGATATCCAAAGAAGAGCACTTGGAATAAATGCATCAGCAGATGATGTTGTTGGTTTACAAGGGCCCTTCGCAGCAAAAGCTGGATTTGGAATTGGCGCAGGGTTAGGATACTCTAGGAGTAATTAGTGGCTGACGAACAAATTGTAACCAGTATAGTCGCCAAAGCCGACTTGTCTAGCCTTGTGTCTGAAGTACACAGGGCTAGTTCTAGTCTCCAACAATTACAAAGAGAACTTCTTTCATCGAATAGAGCAATATCTGCTTCAACAAAATTAGCAAATAACTTATTTAGAGATACACTAACTGGAAGCGGACAGTTTTCTAGTCACTTTGTAAACCTTAATTCTGATGTAGATAAGTTTGGTAAAAACCTAGACTCTGGAAGATTAAAGCTTAAGAACTATTTCCAGACATTTAGAGAGCATGCTACAACTCAAAAGGGAATGATAAGGGAGCTTGCCAAAGAGCAGGTAATGCTTCAAAACTCAGTTCTACAACCTTTAGGTAGAAATGCTCAAGGTCTAATGCAGTACAACGTTATGATTCCAAGAGGTTTGGATGCCGTAAAAAATAGCGCACAGCTAGCTCGCATGGAACTTCAGATAATGAATCGTGCACTATCTGAAGGAGCAGGATCTTTAATTAACTGGGGTAAAAATACCCAGTGGGCAGGTCGTCAGCTTACAGTTGGACTTACAGTTCCATTAACAATGTTCGGTGCTGCAGCAGGAAAAGCTTTTAGAGAAGCAGACCAAGAGCTTGTAAGACTTACAAAAGTTTATGGTGGGCTAGCTGCAACTTCTGCAACCGACTTAAAAGCAATTAGAGAAGAAGTTGTACAGACAGCAAAATCTTTATCTCAAACAATGGGAGCTTCTTTTAAAGATACGATTGCCCTAGGTGCAGATATTGCGGCAACTGGAAAGATGGGCAACGACCTTTTAGGTTCCATAGAAGAAACAACCAGACTTGCAATCCTTGGAGAAGTAGATAGACAAGATGCCATGAAGGCTACTCTTTCAATTCAAACAGCTTTTAAGCAAAATACACAACAGCTTACAGAATCAATTAACTTTCTTAACGCAGTTGAAAACCAGACTTCTACAACACTTAATGACTTAGTGGAAGCAATTCCAAAAGCTGGTCCAGTTATACAGCAGCTCGGAGGCAGCATTGAAGATTTAGCTCTTTACATGACTGCAATGAGAGAGGGTGGAATTAACGCATCTGAAGGTGCAAACGCATTAAAGTCAGGTTTGGCTTCTCTTATTAATCCAACAAAGCAAACAGTTGGCATGATGTCTGATTTCGGCATAGATGTTCTGGGTATGGTTGCAAAAAATACTGGAAACACAACTGGAATGCTTACAGATTTACAAACAGCTCTTAACAAACTAGATCCTTTAAGCAAAGCTAGAGCACTAGAACAAATGTTTGGTAAATTCCAGTTTGCAAGAATGAGCGCACTCCTAAACAACCTTGGAAAAGAAGGAAGCCAGACGCTTCAGGTTATGGATTTAATGAAAGCAAGTACTTCAGATTTGGCGGGAATTGCAGAGCGAGAATTAGGAATGATTACAGAGTCTGCATCTGGTAAATATAGAAAGGCAATGGAAAGCCTTAAAGCAGAGCTTGCAAGCGTTGGAGAAGAGTTTCTTGGAGTAGCAACAAAGCTTATAAATGCAGCATCAAAAATTCTAAACTTCTTTACTGAGTTGCCAACACCAATTAAAAAAGCTCTCACATTTATGGCAGGATTTACAGCATTAGTTGGTCCACTAATTATGTTAACTGGTGTACTTGCTAACTTCTTTGGTTATATAACAAAGGGAATAGTCCAGCTTAGATCTTTCTTTATGAGAGCAAATGGATGGAAGATGCTTACTCCAGAAATTATTGCTGCTCAAAAAGCAGCAGAAATGGTTGAGAATGCATTTTATTCAGATGCCGCTGCAGCTCAAGTTCTTCATAATGCATTACAAAAACTTGTTTTAGATTATCAAAACCTTCAAGCAGCATCAATGAAGAGCGCAGTTCCAGTAAACGCAGGAGTGTCTACAGTTGCTGGAAATGCAATTGTTGCTCCTGCTCATGGAAGAAGAGTAGTTGACCCTAACGATCCATATGTTGGAGATCTTAATACTAGAGCAATGTCTCACATTAGACCAAGAGATCCTAATAACCCAGCCACCTTGTTTGGTGGTGTGCCAGGAGCTATACCAGTAAATAGAGGAATATCTAGAACCCCTCAAATTTATATGCACGATAGACTTCCGAATGTTGAAGGGCTAACAAGTGTAAAGGGAATATCAACAGGAATTGTTGCGCCAGAGGCTGCAAAATTCCATGCGTTGATGGCAACTCTAGGAATGCAAACAGAGCAAGAAGTTGCAAATCTAAAGAAAACAATTGCAATGGGTGGAACGGTAAGCAGAGAACTGCTAGATACATTCGATGATATTCTTCCAATAACTCAAAGATTTGCAGATAGCGCAGCAACTCAATCTGCATTAATTGTTCAACAAATGAGAAATGCAGAAATTACTGTTGATCAAGCAAAAGCAAGAATACTTGCACTTAATGCACAAATAGAAGCAGACATGGGATCAGCAGTAAGTATGTATGCTGCTGGACGAGGAAGAACAATTGATTTAACAAGAGCTCCAATGATGGATCAACCAGTTGTTGATGCTAATGGACAGTTTACACTTAGAGATTTGTATAAGAAAAAGACAAATGCTGCCGTCATGGAAGAGTTTGGAAGAGTCCGTGGTGTAAGAACATTTGGCGCACCTTACAGTATTCAAACAACAAGAATGCCTAAATTTAATATAGGTGGAGACATTGAATCATTTGGTCCAAACAAAACAGTGGTTTCAGGACCATCTTCAGTAGACTATGATGATAGATTGGGAAGTGTTCCACTAGGCGGATATGTTTTGAACCAGCAAGCTGCAATGGATCCAGCAAATGCCCCATTAGTTGCAATGGCTCCAAGCACATATTTAAATGACGGTGGAAATATTACAGCAGCTCTTACTCCACGGGAAGTAGTTTTTGGTCCTCAAATTCAAAGAATGCCTGAGCTTTATGCAGCAGTTGATGCAGCAAATAGCGGATACAATTTTGGTGGGCAGATTATGAACGGTATTCCTGGCTATGGGAAGAAGACAGATAAGACACCATCTAGCAAGATGGACGAAAGACTATTTAAAAAACAATACAAAGAATATTTAAGATTTATAAATAATCCAAGATATGAAGATGATCTAAGAATTAGAATGATTATGCTGGATGCAGCAGAGCTGGCTGGAACTGCAGGAATGCCAGTAGATGAAGCTATTAAGAAAGCAACATCTAACTTTGATAAAGCAAAGATGATGTCTGGTGGATCTGATGAAGAGTTCGTTAAGATAAGAATTAAACAGGTACAAAATTTAGAAAAGAAGTATCCAAAGTTACGTGTTAAGAATGCTAAAACAGCTCAAGAAAGCAAGAGCAACGCTTTAAATTATAAGCTAAATGATGTTAGAGATGCTATGATGGATAAAAATCGTTTTCCAAATTTTGTTGGAGTAAAGGATTTAATAGAAGCGGTTTCACCAACAACATTTAAAAATAAAGATGGTATGCCAATTATTCAAGGATTGCATGAAAGAGCACATTTTAGAAGACGTAAAGATCTTGGATATATGACTAGTGGCTATATGGGATTAGCTGCAGTACTACCTCCTGGAATAAATAACATAATGAGCAGACTTGAAGGAATTGGTCTCTCTAGAGATGTTCTAAATTTAAATGCAGCAGATGCAAGAGAAAACTTCGAGCTAGCCTTAAAGCGCACAGGAATGGATAAGTTTGCAACAGTAGATGATCTATATGCCGCAGTTCAAGATGATGGAAAGTTTAAAACCAAATCTGAATATGAATCAGGAAGAGTTGTTAGGGCAACTAAAGAGCAAAAAAATTCTTTACGGATGTTTTTAGAAGCAGCTGCAAAAAGACAAAGATGGCTACCAACAAGACCTCCTAGGCTTGTTATGGGTGGATACAATCTTGGCGGAATGATTCCAGGTGGATACATATCTAGGGGCAGATCAAATTATGGAAATATTGCTCCTGCATTAAGATTGCTTGCACCAGATAAACAATTAAAGATTTTAGCAAAGGCAAGAGAATTAAGCTCAAGAAGCTCGCTAGGCAAGTTTGCCGATATGCCAGTAACTGAGTATGGGCATCAAATTTCTGCAAGCACAGGGATGAGTTATCCTGTACCTGGTGTATCTGGATTGTATAAGGTCGGTAACAAAAAAGTTTTTGTTAAAGGTGTTCCTAATGAATTAACTGCCGTCCATGAGCCAATTGGCACTCAAATTGCAAGAGATCTTTTTGGAATACATTCTCCAGTACAAACAGCTAGGACAGTTGCAAATCCAGTAGATCCAACAAAAAGAACCAAGCTACTTGCTTTAGAATCAGATTACGACCCACGCTTTGCAAACACTAATGTGCCATGGGATGAAGATACAGTGCTCAGACAGCTTGCTAATTCTCTTCTTTTAAACAACAAAGATTTATCTAGAGCAAACGTGTATGGTAATTTTAATCCAGATGTTGGGCAAGCTGGAGTATTACCTAAAGCATCTGGCAATACACGTCTTGCAACAGCTGATGAAATGAACTCTATGGAAAAGCAAGCAATGATTAATCTACTTGCCGTTAAAGGTGGAGCAAGAAAAGATTTCGCACGTGACACTGCACCAATAATTTCTAAGATGAGTCCGAAAAAATATGGTCGACGAATGAAGAAAATATTAGAAGATGCTCGTCCAAAATTATTAAAAATAATAAATGATTTACCTGTAGATCTTAGACCTCCTTATCAAGCAATGCTTAAAAGATTGGATGATGGTATAGAGGTTGATTGGAGTCAATATCATGCCGTGCATGCTAATCCAAAATATCTTAATGCTGGAGGTCCAGTTGGTGGCGGCCCAATTAAGCCAGGAAGACGTGCCTATGGTCGAAAAGATGGTTCACGTAGACCAGGAAACCCTGCTGCAAGAGCTAATTGGGAAGCGGAACAACGTGCACAAAGAGAAAGAGATTTAGCAGCAGAAAGATCTAGGGCTTCATCTCGTCAAATTACTGGTCAACAGGCTTTAACAACAGGATTAGGAAGAGAAGCAGTTAGATCTGGAACAACAAGCTTCTACAACCCTGGACAAGTAATGGTTAACAATATGATCGACCCATTTAGAAATTCAGCAGCAATGAAAACTCAATATTTATCAGCAGCTTTTAGATCTATGGGAAATTCAATTAAGGTAGACTCTATGCAGCTAGCAAAAGCTATAGATATAAATGCAAGAGTTATTACTCAGTCTATAAAGAATACTGCTACAACCATGAGCAGTTCTGTAAGATCAGCTGCCACATCAACATTAAATTTTGCCAGAAGAGCACAAAACGCAATCATAAGAGAGCAAAATGCATTTGCAGCAGCTAGATATCCTGTTGGACAAGCACCAGCACAAGGATTCTTTGGCCCAGGTTTTGTTGGAAATTACAAGGATTTGGGCGATAATATTCAGTCTAGAAAAGTAGGAACTCTAGGAATGAGAAGAACAGAGTACCTTGTAGACGGAAACGTAATGACCGCAAAGCAAGCTAAAGCTGAAGGAATAAATATCCCAAGAAGATACAATGGTATGAGTATGGGTTCTCAAATGGGAATTGGAATGGCTGGATCAATGGGCGGAATGGCATTGATGAGCAAAGAAAAGGTTAACATCCTAGGAAAAGAAATGTCAGGTATGAATGTTGGCATGGGTGTTATGGCTGCTACTTCAATACTTCCAATGCTTCCATGGGGTAAAGTTGGTACTGGCATAAAGTCTGCTGGAACTGCGCTAAAAGGATTTTCATTGTCAATGAGCGGGCTAGCAAAATTTGGAGCTATGCTTGCAAGATTTGCTAAGGGCTTTGGTTTAATAGGAGCAGCAATAACGGTTGCAACTGCAGCATTTAAAATTTATAAGGATTATAAAGATGCTCAGCAAGATGCTTCTATAGGACTTTCTATGACAGCTAAAGCTGCGGAGCAGGCTGGAATAAAGTATTTTAATCTTAAAGAAACCATGCAAGGCTACATAGATAAACAAAAATTAGCAACCGCAGCAGCCAAGGGTGCAGAAGGAAACTCAATTGGTATGCCTGGACTACCTCAATCAATAGAGGAACTAAAGAAGGCAAAAGAAGAAGGAAAACAATTAAAAGATGTAATTGAATCCTTAAATAGATCAGAAACAACAGCAGAAACACAAAGATTAATTAATAATCAAAAAGCACAAATGGTTGCTGCTGGAATGAGCGTTGAAGAAGCAAATAAAAAAATATACGGTGCTTTAGCAAATAGCAATAAAGCCTCTCAAGCATACAAACTGCTTGCAAATACAGAATTTGGAGCAATAACAGATAAAGCTACAGCGGCAGAATTTTCTGTTGGAAATTTGGTAAACACCTTAAGCAAAGGAACAGGAACTGCTGATTGGTATAAAGAGGTAGGAAACGGTTTTGAAGGACTAATAGGTGTATTTTCTGAAGCAACAAAATCTTTAGTTGGAACAAAAGATGAGCTTGGAAATGTTATAGATGAGTTTAAAGCTTATGAAATGGTTATGTCTAAAGCAGAAACAAATAACCCAGGCATGAATAAAGAAATAGGTAGAGACGTATACTTAAATCTTCAAAAAACACAACCTTTGCTAGCGGGAATCATTAATGAATCAGACACTATAAAGGGAATACTTGCAAAGTGGAAACTTTTTACTGCTGGAATAAATATTGATCTAAGCAAAATAGATTCTACTCTAGCATCAAAACTTGCTGGATTTACTTCAGCAATCGGAACAGGAATCTCCCAGCTAACACAAGCTGCTGATTCTGCTACCACATACGCGACTGTTGGATCTGCTTTATCTAAACTTCAAAAAACAATTGCTGCAACTTCTGCAGCAGCTCAAAGAGCAAATGCAGCTTCTCAAAGAAGTGCACAGGAAGAATTAAAAGCAATTGCTAAAAAAATTAAGCTTATAGATGAAGAAAAAAATAAAAAGCTGGAGGCCTTAAGAGCAACTCAAGATGCATCAAATTATGCATTGCAATTACAAAAGCTTCAGATAGAATATGCAGATGCTGTCTCTCGTGGAGACATGGCTGCAGCAAATCAAGCCAAGTTGGATATAGATCAACTCACACTTAATAGACAAGCCGACCTTGCTCAAAAAGCAATAGAGGATGCAGCAAATAAAGCAAAGGCACCTTTAGAAAAAGATGCACAAGCAATACAAGACGCACAAGATAAAAAGAATACTGTTTTTCAAAATAATCAAGATAACTCTGCAGTAGCAGCTGATATAAAAGAATCTCTTGAAAAATTCCAGCTAACGTATAACGAGCTTAGTACAAGAGCTGTTAACGCACAGCTTCTTTCAGGTAAAGATAGAGTTGAAGAAGAAGCAGATATTAAGAAACAGCTTATTAGTTTCCTAAAAGAAATGCAAAAGGCTGGTACTGGACCAGGCCTGCTTGCACAAACAATAAGAAATGCATTCCCAGGATATTTTAATTCAGACGGAAAGCCAAAAGTTCCTGAAACAGTAACTACTGGATCTCCAACTGGATTTGATGCACAGGGAAGACCTATTCTTTCAACAAATACAACAGTAAACAATGATTCTCTTTCCCAGTTTAATAAAGATATTGCAGCTGTAAGCAAGCTAGCAGTTGCTATAACTGGAAATGTTACTTTGAGAAAATTACGTGACGACCTTGTGGAAGCACTAGGTAAGTATAAGGGTGATATTAAATACGGATCAAAGGCTCAAGCATTAGAAGTTAAAGGTAGCAAGTATGATAAGTATTTGCAAGAAGACGGAAGCTTAAATTCTCAAGGTAGAAGAGCTTTAATGAAGGACAATAAATTAGGAGCAGATCAGTTCTTTACATATAAAGGAAAGACATATAGGGGGCAGGGAGCTGGCGCAGATGACTTATTGCCAGCAGTTTTGCAAAAAGCAGATGGCGGATATATAAAACACTTTAATCCAGGAGGAAAAGTTACTGGTCCAGGAACGGCAACATCGGATTCTATTCCAGCAATGCTTTCAGATGGAGAGTATGTATTTAGTGCAAAGGCTGTAGACGCCGCTGGTGGTGCAGATGTTGTAGATGGTTGGCACAAAGCACTTAGAAGAGCAGATGGCGGTCCAATTCTTACATCACCAAGACAAAAGAAACCAGGTGTTCCATATTCAAGATCTGGAAGACCGATAGGAAATCCTTTTGGACAATACTGGGGAGAGCTTTCAAGATTTATTGGACCACGTAGTCCAGGCATGGATATTTGGGGCGGAACAGAAATACCAGGACTTAAGTTTACTGGAAAGGTTCCACAGCATTCAGACTACATGCATCAGATGCTTGAGCAGCCACGCAAGCCATTTACAAGCCCAGGAATGGGTCTAGACAAAGACCCTATGCGCCTTGCAGGCTCTGGAGCCTCTATGGGCGGTATCGGTAATGGAGCCTATGGACTAGGGCCACTCATGTTTGCAAACGGTGGTCCAGTATCTTCGTTTGGGTATCATGCAAAGCCAGACCCAAAACAATCATTCTTAAATAGAATTCTATTTGGAGTAAAGTATGTTGGGGGGCCACAGCCAACGCAATTAGGTGTTCCATTTGGTCCTGGTGGAGTAGCAAAAATTGCTAAAATGTTAGCAAATATTAAAGAAGCAAAAGCGTTTACACATTTTGCTCATTCTCCTATAGATTCATTACAGCCATCAATAGGAAGAAAAAGCCCAGCAATGGCAAACTTTGGTCTTGGCACTTATGGATCCACTAAGGGGATATTTGAGGGCGCACAATTTGGAGAAGTGGCACATAAACTAAGCTTGTCACCATTTGCTTGGATTAAAACAGCTTTAGGTAAAGGACCGATTGACGATGCTGGATTGGCATTAGAGGCAGCGGCATTTAATAAAGCAACAGGATCAAAAATTAGTGGAAGCTCAATGTATTTACACAATGAAGATTTTGTAAAATTCTTATCTAGCAGAGGATACACTGGTTATAAAACTGGAGACATAGTTACAAATTGGAAAGTTGGTTCCCCAGGATTTGGTTTAAAAACCTCACTAGGAAAAGTTCCTTTCGGTGGTATTCCAAAGTCTACATCTTCTCAAACAATTGATCCACCTAGCGGACTAATCCTTGCCAACGGTGGTTTTGTTACTAAATCTCTTTCAAACCTTGGCGTACCGATGTTTGAAAATGGAATTAATATGGTTCCTGCAAATATGCTTGCGATGCTTCATAAAGATGAAGCAGTTATCCCAGCTAACATGAATCCATTTAATCCAAATGCTACGGCGGCAGCAACAGGATCAGTATATAATATAAATGTAGAATTAAATGGAACAAACGTGACAGCAAAAGATGTTGCACTAGAAATACGTAATGAGATGAGATTAAAAGAAATGGCAGCTGGAGTAAATAGAAAGGTTGGGTCATAATGAGTTTTCAAAATTTAAGTAAAGGCTCAATTTTATACATAGAGGCACTAGACCCATTTGCAATTGATACAGCAAACAACTCATTTGATTACAAAGGAGCGTCTGTTGTTGCACCAGGTAATTCATATACATCATCTGTAGCAACTAGAAACAACTTGTCCTACAGCTCTAAAAATCAATTAAGATTTAGAAGAGTTACTGAGCATAATAGACAGCCAATCTCAATAGATACAAACAGAATTGAGCAATCGTCTAGAATGTCAAATGGCACACTCAGAAAATATTTTGTTGCTGATAAACTTACCATAAATATTTCATGGGAAATGCTACCTTCTTTTAGAAATGAAACAGTTGACGGTGCCTGGGGCGCAGAAGATTTAAAAAACTTTTATGAAAGTTCTGCTGGTAGACTACCTTTTAGAATTAAATTAAACCCAACAGTTTTTAGTACAGATTTAATTGAGCAATCTGATGGAGCCTTATCAGATGACTATACTTACACAGTAATGTTTACATCTTGCAGTTTTTCAGTTATTAAAAGAGGACTACAAACATTTTGGAGTGTTGACATATCTTTGGAGCAGGTATGATAACTGTATCAAATGAAACTAAAGATTTAATTAAAAAAGGATATTCGCTATCAACTTCAGCTGGAGCTACAATTGAATACAATCTTAACTCTATGGTTGAATATATAAAAGCAACATCATCTGCTTTAACAAACCCGTTTGGTCCTGCTTTTAAAAAGCTATTTCCAATAGATACTATTTATAAGCCATTTAGACCACTATCTCCAGGAATTAAATATCTAGTTCATACAAATAATAACACAGACACCCCCGTTGATTCTTTTGAAAGACCAAGGGATTTAGATATTGGAACAAGGCCAAGGCTTTATTATCCTGGACCAGATATGGTTTATAAATATTGGTTAGCGCCTAAAAACACTAATATAGATATTTCTTTAGAGTATTTTTCAGATGAAGCAAAGACTACTGCAAAATTAGTTCCCGCCAATAAGATTGTTGCCAGATTTGAAACTAGCCACGACACACCCACATCATGGACAATAACTGGAGTT